GTTGACCACTTGTAGCCCGCTAACTGCCGTCAGCGTTGTTACTAGGTCGTCTAGAGCCTCGTTAAAGAGGTCTGTAAAGGTCACTGGCATGCGCTAGGCCACTTGCGGTCTGTCAATGCCAAGCAGTTGTTTGATGACGCCTGAGAGGCCTGTAACGGTTACCGCGCCACCGTCGCCAAAACTGGCGAACGAGTCAATAGACCCGCGCTGGCGGTACAACATGCCGCCGTACTGAATGGTGCCGAGCGTTACGTCACCGCTTGGGCTAGTTGCCAACGCGTCGATGTAACCAGCTTCTTGCCTACGACGGAAACAAAACGCGTTTGCAGCTGACGCGCATTGTGTCAAGAATGTGGTGTCGGCGGCCGTCGCGGTGCCTATTCCGAGCCAGTCCTCGATTTGTCCGGCAGTAATCCAAGTGCAAGTAGGCGAAAAAGTTAACGTGCCGGTTGCTGGGCCACGCTCGACGTCTGCCGCCGTTAAGGCGAACAAGACTTGATTTTGTATCGGCAAGTCGTAGTTAAAAAGCAGGTCGCCGTACTCGTCTACGCCCAAGTAATAGAACTGCGGGCATGCGTACACAGTGCGCGTACCGTTGAATGTTGCGTCAACGGCCGCGACTGTAATGCTGTCGCCGGGCTGTACCAGCGCGTTAGTGAGCAGTTGCAAAACGCCGTAGTTATCAACGATTTGCTTATGCGTAATTGAGTAGACCGCCATGGCGGATAACCGCCTTTCGGGTTATGCGTTTACGAGTTTGACAAACTTGGTTGCGTCTGCCATGAAGACAGCTGCGTAACCGCGGAACGCAATAGTGCGGCCAAGCGTGCTTGGTACGTCCACTGAAATTGCGCCTTTCATCTGCTCGTAGAACTCGAAGCCCGCGGCAGCGCCAGCGGCGTGACCAACCACACCAGACAGTGTGCCGGTCGTGGTTCCGCCAGCCATGTTCTTGTCAACTACAAGCGACAAGCCCAATGGGTTGCCGTTCCATGAAGTTGCAGACTGCGTGCCGGCTGCGTTGTAGCCACCGAGTCCGGGTGCGCCAACAAATGGGAACACGGGGCGGTTGTCGCCGTCTACGGCCATACCAAGTTTCGCCCAAGTTACTGGCGACACGACGTAATGGGTTGGCAAGTAGTTGCTGGTGTTTGAGATTTGGTAAGCCGCGCCATAAACGGCCTCAACGATGTCTTGGCCCGAGAAACTGGCAAGTGTTTCGGTTTGTGTGGTTTGTGCTACCAACTGGTCTACTGCGTAGTTATCGGTTGCTTGACCGTAAGCAATTGCCAACTGCTCAAGAATGATGTTAATTGATGCGGGGTCTGACCAGTCCAAGTCTTGTTCTGACACGGTGACGTAAGTTCCAAAAGTAAGTTTGCTTACGTCGTTGTTTGCAACGGTCACGGTTGATGGGTCGAGCGCGTTCAGTTGGCCGGTTGGCTGCTGTGTAACTGTCGGACGTACCGTGATTTTTGGACGGCGGAATGTTGCGCCAGCGGTTGGCATTGCTTTTGTACCGATGGCGCTAACAAACGGGCGAATTGGGTTAAGCGAGTCGTACACGCTGCCGGTAATAACTTCGGGCAAGATACCGGGTGTATCGGCGGTGGTGATGTCTGGCGCAGCTGCTTTAATGCGTGCGTTCATTTCAGCAAACGCGGTGGTGCCTGCTGCCATTGCTGCGATGTATTCGCTAGGTGTTGGCAACTTAAATTGTGGTTTAGCAGTTGCCCACAAAGGAGCTGTAGGTGTTGATGCCTCGACTACTGGTGCTTGGTTTTCCATGACGGGTGACTCCTCTGGGGTTTCTGTAGTTTCTTCTTCGGTTTCGTTCTCGTCGGTGTCGGGTTCCGTCTCTACTGATGTTATATCAGACTGTGCAGCAATTTGGTGGATTTTCGCATCGGCAAAAGCGCCTTCGGAAACCATGCTTAATTCTGGCCAGATAGCGGCGGTGACGTGCATAACGCCGTCTACCATTGTCCACTCTGTCGGGGTTGCGCCAACGCTTACCGAGTCAAGCACGCCGTCTTGGGCAAGTGTCAATGCTTCGTCGCCAGCGTTAGTGGCTGAGATACGCGCGGCAAACATGACGCCTTCGGGTGTTTCTACGCGCTCGGTCACAATGCCAATAGGTTTTGTCGAGTCGTGGTACTGCATAAGTTTTGGCGCGGGGCCGTCAACTGGCAAACTGCCGGGCATGAAAAGCACGTCTAAACCCGTGCTCGTTTTTGCGGCCACGTTATATGGCGCGGCTAAACCGTAAATTGTGCGCTTAGGCGTAGCGCCTTTTGCGGCCTCGACAGTAAAAGAGCTGGGAGTAAACCTAATCATTTGCGTACCTCGGGGTTTCTATTGTTGTTTCTGTTTCTACTTCCGAGTCGCCTAGGTAGGACTCGCTTAGGTATTCTTCTACGTCAAACTTAACGTAAGTGCCGTGGGGCAATACATTGTCGCTTGACAAGGTTTCTGAAATGCAGTCAATAAAGGCCTTGGCACCAAATAGGTAAAGGTCGGCGCGAGCGCCAGCCGAAGTCGTGTACTGGTAAGAGCCTTGGTCAATACCAGCAAGGTAGTTCGGGATATTGGCGGCGCGGCAAAGTTCGCGGGCTTGGAAGTCGCGGGACTCGACAAGAAGCATTTTGTCTGGGGTCGCGGTCGTGGCCTCGTATGTCAAATACTCGTTTAGCGCTGCGGTTTGGTTTGTCATGCGCGCAGCGTTAAATGCTGCTGCCATGTCGGCTAGCTCTTGGCCGCTTAAAGGTTCGCCACCAACTTGGCGCAATACGCCAGCAGGAATAGCGCTTTCGGCATTGCGTCGTGCGCTGGCCTCTAGCCGTAGCGCCGTTGTAATGGCTTCGCTTGACGTGTAAAGCAAACCTTGTACCGGGCTGAGAAACTGAATAAGGTTTTCCGACTCAATAGGCAAACCCGAAAAGTAAACTTGGTTAGAAGGTCCGAACCACACCGGACCAGATTGGTCCTGTGTCGTGACCATGGCGGCCGGTAAACGTTCATAGGAACTGGGGTAACCGTCGGCGGTACGGCTTTTAATGTACCAAAATGCACGGCCGTAGAAAAAAAGGTCGTCAAATGTCCACGACAAAATAAAGTTGTTAGTTACGTTCGGGTCTATACGAGCGAGCCATGCCCGGGGGGCAAGTGGTACTTCTTCCATCTCGTCGCCGTTCCAAATGTCCCGAAACATTTCAAGTTTTAGGCAACCAATGACGCTGGCCATAAGGTCACGAGCGCGGCTAATGGTCGGGACGCGCATAGCAATTTGGCGCATTTCGCCATTGGTGTACGCATAGAAGTTGTTAATTTGGGACGCGCCAGCATTACCGCCAGAGCCATAGCCCACGGCGGCTTTAATCTCGGGGTCTACTGAAGTGCCTACTGCGGCAATTTTGTTACGTCCAAATAAAGCCATGGGTTTATTGTGCCATTCTTTTGTGCGCGAGTTGTGGATAACCTCGCAAATCCCGACGAAATGCGAGGCTGTCCACCAGCGAGTGTACTACCTGCTGATAACAAGTAAAGGCTTGCCGGCAGAACTTGGGCGCGACTCTAAAGCTGCGGCCCATACCATGCACCGGGCTAACTCAATAGGTCCCGGGCTGCGGGTAGAGCTGAGCGCCACACTGCCTTGGTGTTTAATCATTACGGCGCGCTCGACGTGTTCGGCTAATAGTTTTTCGCCAGTTTGGCCGATGCGGTTTTCTACGATTAATGACCGGACGGCAAGAGTCCATTTCAAGAGCTCACGGTAGCCAACGATGGTGCGGCGGCGCTCATGCTTGGGCGGGCAATGAGTTTCCAAGACTGGAGTTATAGCAATGCGCAGCTGCGGCGCGCGTTCTACTTCGCGCTCGACACACGCCCACATTTCGGCCATGTTGTCTACGTCAAAAGCGGTAGTTATTACTGTCTTGTTTTCTACGCGCACGGCGCGCACCCCGACGTATCTTGCCTCGTCTATTGACTGTTCTATTGCGAGCACACCCCCCGATGGGACGTCGCCTTCATATAGGCAGGCTTCCCATAGGCCGTTTTCTAACCAGCCCGAGTGTGAGCTAGTCCACGTGTTAACCGACCCACGTAGAAACGCGTTGCGGTTTGGGGCCTTGGCTTCAGCCTCAATTACTGACATGTCGAGCGTGTAACCAAGAGCGGGGTTACTGTAAATCCACGCGCTAGGACTCATCGGGTCTATGTTGCTCGGGGGGCTGAACTCAGCGAAGTAGAGCGGGCCGTGGTCGCCAGCGTCAATGGCTCGTATGCCTTGCTCGCGCCAACGCAACATGGCTTTACTTTCGGGTGTG